AGGATGCAGATAGTTCTAGATCCTTTACAAAATGGCATAAATTAGTACCTATCACAGTGAAATTTCAAAAAGCATATGATACATATTATGATGCTTATATTAGATATGGAATAACTCCTGAACAGATAGTACTAGAAACTACTTTTCATGTAGAGCCTAGCAAAATACTTAAAAGATCTGAGGACTTAGCAACAATTTTAAACTTTTTAGATAGATGATAAGATATTTTAAAGACCAAAAGATTAAGGATCTTCTACTTGATATATGTGAGGAACATCATGCAGTATCAAGAGGAGAAGATAGTAATATGGGATACCTGTGGCATATGTATGCACATGGTACCAAAAAAGGAGACTTCAGACCATTTATTCTTATATCTGAAATGAACTTATTAGTAAAGACAGGATATCTTACTGAGGATGAGAGAAAGAATCTAAATGCTATGTTAAATAGTAATGATGATGACAATGCTCACCTTACTGGATACTCTATACTTACATTAAGAGCTAAGAGGATAGAAGAAATGGGTCTATGGACTCCTGATAATGAAAAATATAAGGATATTAATTATACTAGGGATATTATTAATCCTGAAATGTTTTTAAGACCTGTAACACCTTATACATTGTAAATTATGAAGATAGACTTAATAACTAAACAAGATCTTATAGATTTTAAGTATGAATTACTTGAAGAAATAAGAGAGTTGATGAAGAAGGATCCGGTGCTAATTCAGAAAAATTGGCTTAGTCCTAAAGAAGCAAGAGCAATCTTAAAAATATCTGCAGGAACTTTAGCAAAGTATAGAAGAACAGGTGCCTTACCTTCAACAAGAATTTATGGTAAAATTTACTATAAAGAAGAAGATGTTTTAACACTGATAAACAATGGAATGCATTAAATGTGGAGCTCCGGCTACCAAAAGGTATAGTCCGGATCTGGATGTCAAAGGGATTGGAATGTGTGATGAGCATGAAGAAGAAATAAAACTTGATTTGCTTATCACACAATTTGATCCAAAAGGTTGGGAGAAGTTTGAAAAGAAATATTTAAAGAATGAAAAGACTAAGAAAGATTCTTAATTTTATAAGGTTTATAGAACAAGAAAAGATCAATGCAATGGCATATTGTGGTGGGTTTAAATAAATGTATATGACAGAACAAGAGTTAATTAATCTTGGCTTTGAAAAAGTAGAGATTACAGACCATGATAGCCAAAATGGTTATGATTACTATTATTATTACAGAGAGCTTTGTAGTGGAGTAGAACTTCATAGTACAGATAATATTGATGTTAAAGATGATAATTGGGTTTTAAAATCATTTGATATACCTGCTATAGAGATAAAAACTAGAGACCATTACTTGCAATTTTTAGAAGTAATGGATAATATAATTTGTTAATTATGTTTACAGGAAAATTTATAAGAAAAGATGGTAAACTATCTTATGCAACTCCTCAGGACAAACTTGCTTATGATATATTTATTAGCAAGATTGAAGAGGGTCAGATGGTTGAAATGTATATTGATCTTGCTAATACAGATCATAGTAAAGCACAACTTGCAAAAGTACATGCTTGTATCCGGGAACTAGCAAAGGAAGCTGGTTATAGTTTTGATGAAATGAAAGCTATTATTAAAGAACATGCTGGACTAGCATATAAAAATGGTGCAACAGTTGAGTTTAAATCTTTTGCTGATTGTAGTAAAGATGAATTGATGTTAGCTATTGAAGCTTGTATAGAAGTTGGAAGAAAGTATTATAATATTAATCTTGCGTAGGTGCTACATAGCCCTCATCTCCAGGTTCTAATATTTCTTTTTCAGTATACATATTATTTGCTACAGCTTGTCTTTCAATTTCAGCTAACAAAAGAGTAGTGGTATAGAAATGTTGTTGGAGTTCATTTAGCTCATTATAGTTTTTTGACATAACAGCTTTTAAATCCTCTTCAATAGTCTCTTTTGGTAGGTTTTTGAAGATATAGTATGAAAGACCTTTGACCATAAGATAGAAAGCATAATTAACTTTAATATCAACAATCATGTTATCATTGAGCTCTTTTACTTTAACTGCCATAATATTAATTTTAAACAAAAATAAACAAAAAATGGATTTAGAAGAAATTAAACAAAAAATGTTTACTAAACTTGAACCTAGTGGATGGAGTAGAGTTTTTAAATCTTTTATATTTAGTTCTGACTTTGATGAGATACTTACTAGGTTAAAGTATCTAAGTGACTCAGATAAAAGATTTACTCCACCTCTCAAACAGGTATTTAGAGCATTTGAGGAATGTCCTTATGATAAACTACAGGTTGTGTTTATTGGACAAGATCCGTATCCAGGACTAGGACATGCTGATGGTATATCATTTAGTTGTAGTAATACAGGTAAAGCACAACCAAGTCTTAGATTTATTTTGGAGGAAGTAAACAGAACAGTGTATAATGGACATTCAGTAAGTGAAGATGTAGATCTTACCAGGTGGGCTAATCAAGGTATACTTATGCTTAATACAGCTCTTACAACTGAAGTAGGAAAGATTGGAAAGCATTATGATATCTGGCAGAAATTTACTGCATATTTATTAGACTGGTTGAATAACTACAACCCAGGGTTAATCTATGTGTACATGGGTAAGAAAGCTGAAGAATGGTCTGAACTTACTACAAGTACAGAGTATAAATTTATGGTAAAACATCCGGCAAGTGCAGCTTATAATGGCTCTAAATGGGACTCAGATAATGTGTTCATTAAGATATCTACAATAGTTACAAACACAACTGGCAATATAATAACTTGGTAGTATGACAGATATATTTAACAGGTTGATTCAAGAAGGATTAACACCCAATACTTATTATGTATTGCACTGTATAAGAGAGAAACTTGTTCCGCATGGATTTGTCAATAAAGAACTTGAGTGCAAAAGATTGCAAACGGACAAATGGTTGACAGAAAACTTGGAATTAACAAGTAAAAGTCTTATCTTTATAGAAGAAATCAATGGCTATTTCAAAAGAACCAAAAAGAAAACTTCACAAGATTTAATGGGGCAAGACTTTGTAAAGAATATAGAGAAGTATGTAGAAATATTTCCTAATAAAAAGTTGTCCTCTGGTAAATATGCTAGGGTAAATGCCAAAAATCTAGAAGCTCCATTTAGATGGTTCTTTGATACATATGACTATGATTGGGAGACTATTCTTAAAGCCACAGAAAAATATGTTGATGAGTTTAGTGTAAGAAGGTATGAGTTCATGAGAACTGCACAATATTTCATTAGAAAGCAGAATATAGACAAGACCTTTGAATCTGATTTAGCAACTTACTGTGAGATTATTAGAAATGGTGATGATGAAGAACAAGTATATTTTAGTGAGAAAGTGGTATGATAAACTTAAAACTGACTATGATTGCTGTGGTGGGGTCTTTATTTTGTTTTACTGTTATAGATTACTTTATTGTAAGTATGAACATATGGCAGTATTTGATAATTGAAGTAATCATGGCAGTTGTACATAGTTTCTATAACTATGTTAAGAACAATTATTTAACTAATACATAAACATATGGCAGAATTATTTAATGGTGCACAGGCACTGCAACCCGTAAGTGAAAGAGATGCTTTATTTAAAGCACTAGCAAAGATGGCAGCCCGAAGCCGGGGAGATATTAAATCTCTAAGAAGTGCTTGGCCCAAATTTAATGATGCCTTTTGTGATGGATTAGAATGGAGAACTATCACCGTTGTAGGTGCTAGACCTGGTACCGGGAAGACTTTATTTATGGAACAACTAATCAGTGATATTATACAAAATAATACTGACCAAAGGTTCCGGGTGCTAAAGTTCCAAATGGAAATGGTTGATGAAACCAGTGGTATCAGAAAATTTAGTTTAAATACTGGTGCTGATTACAACACTCTAATGAGTAAAGGTAAAAAGATTGCTAAAGATCTTTTTGATAAGTGTAAACAGTACTATGACAATACTGCTCATAAAGACATAATTGATGTTGTTTATGATGCATGTACAGTAGATGAAATGTGTGCTACAATACACTACCAGATGCAGAAATACTCTAAGAAGGTACTTGATGCAGACGGTAATGAAAAGATTGAGTACACAAATATGTTGGTAGCAATAGATCATTCAGCTTTGTTTAAGAATGGTAAGGGACAAAAAGATAAATTTGAAATGTTAGGAGCTCTAGGTGAGGCACTCACCATGTTAAAGAAGAAGTATCCAGTAGCTTTTGTAGTCCTCAGCCAGTTAAATAGAAACATAGATGATCCTAAGAGAGCTTTAGATGGAGATTATGGTAATTATGTACTAGACTCTGATATCTATGGTTCTGATGCATTATTACAGCATGCTGATGTAGTATTAGGTATTAACAAACCTTCTCTAAGAAAAATAAGACAGTATGGGCCTGACAGATATATCATAAATGATGAAGACATTTTGGTCTTTCACTTTTTGAAATCCAGGAATGGCACTACAAGGATAAGTTTCTTTAAACTTGATAGAGAGGTAATGAGAATAGTAGAAATACCTACTCCGGCATGTGCTACAAAGAAAATATCAACACAGTAAATTTTAATTATGAATATAAGAAAAGAAAAAGAGAAAGAGTTCTTTGTTAAACACATGGATACTTTTAAGAAACTAGGGTTAGCAGACCCGTTTTTTATTATTAAGACTGCGTTTTTCCAGAAAGGTAAGTATGGAAGACAAGTACAATTATTTGAGTCTGAAATTAGTAAGGGTGAGGACATCTACATGGAGTTCTATGACAATGTAAATGATGACAAGGGTAATGTTACTGACATAGTTCCATTTAGTGAGGATAGACAGCTTTTTAAATATAAAGCTAATCCTTTCTATGCTGAAGAGTATGATACTAAAGAAGGCAGTAATTTTAAGGGTGAGCCATATATTCTTTATACTGTTCCTCTGTCAGAGTTGGTAGCAGTATTAGAAGATGGTACTGAAATTACTTATGCCTTGTATGAAAAGAGAAAAGAGGATGCAAAGAAAGAGGATACATTACCTAAACTCCAAAAGAGTTTATCATTGTTTCCTGACTTTGAAGAGGAATTTCCTAAGACAGACCGTGAGCCATCACTTGATGAGATTTACAATGCAGAAATTGCAGATGCTCCATTATCTGAAATAACAATCAGAGATCTTGCTGCAATCATGTTAATGAAACCTGTAAGTGCAAGACCATGGTTGAATGATTTGATTAAACAAACAAAAAGTGAAATATGAGTATAGTACTCCCAACAAGTAAAGTAAAGGCTGAAAGACAGAATCCTAAAAGAATGGTTATTTATTCTAAGCCTAAGACTGGTAAAACAACTGCTTATGCCGGTCTTGAAGGTAATTTAATCCTAGATTTGGAAAATGGTTCTGATTATGTTGAAGCACTTAAAGTAAAGATCAGTAATTTACAAGAGTTATTGGATGCCGGTAAAGCTATTAAGGCTGCAGGTAATCCATACAAGTATGTTACTATTGATACTGTAACTGCATTAGAAGATATGATTATGCCACTTGCTGTTAAGCTCTACCGGGCAACGCCTAAACCAAATGGGCCTATTAGTAGTAATATTAATAGCAAATCTCTCTAATTGCTGGAAAACCCATTGCATATTAAAATATATTTTATACCTTTACGGGTAAATATAAATAATATGAATGGACAATCAGCAGCAAAGGCTTATAAACCACAAAAAATGATTAAACCTGGTACTATATTTAATAAAGTAAAAGTGATAGATTTTGCTTACTCAGCTAAGTCTAGAGCCTATTATTTTACTGAATGTATAACTTGTGGTGCAGGATCAATTAGAAGAATGGATCATATAAAAACTAATCCTGAATATTGTAACAATTGTAAAGATAAAATGACAGCAAAACCAAAAATTGAATCTGTTATTAATACAATATATTCAGGTTATAGAACTAATGCAAATAGCAGAAATATATCTTTTGAACTTACAAAAGAAATGTTTACTAAAATTGTTAGTCAAAATTGTTTTTATTGTGGCCAGGAACCTATTGAATCACAGTATTCTAAAGGTAGAAACAGAACCAATATTAAATTTTTACACAATGGTGTAGATAGATTAAATAGTAAAGTTGGTTATAATCTTGAAAACTGTGTTCCTTGTTGTAGTATGTGTAATCTTATGAAAAATAAATTTTCACTTGAAGATTTTATTAATAAGATTAAGCAAATTTATGTTTATAAGCAATGTTCAACGACTATGCCGGAAGGCAGTACACTACAAGCTAATGGTAGTGGAAATGGGAGAAATCCAGAAATGGATTGTGATATAGTCTGATCTATATGGTAACATATAGCAGTTCATTGGAGAACGCGGTAAACTGTTGCGGGTTTATTGGAACATTAATGATGGGAAAGAACTATGATGGTGATAATGTAACTACATTACCAAATGGTGCCGGATATTTATATATTAGGCAAGCATTCTTTCAAGTTTTAGATTTTATTGATACCTTAGCCCCCCACATTATTTTATCTGGTCATATTAAAGACAAGGTAGTTGATGATAAGGGTGAGATGGTTATGTCTGCAAATATTGATTTGACAGGTAAAATAAAGTCTCTTATTTGTGCTCAAGCAGATGCTATTGGGTATATGTATAGAAAAGGTAACAAAACTATTTTGAGTTTTAAAACTAATGAGGAGGTAACTTGTGGTGCGAGACCTGAGCATCTCCGTAATGAAGAGATAGTAGTTACTGAAATGAATGAAAAAGGTGAACTTGAGTTTCACTGGGATAAAGTTTATGTATAATAACAAATAAAATAAAAACAAAATGGGATTAAGTACAACTGACTTAGGAACAGGTGGCAGTGGGCTACCTAAAACAATTTCTCCAGGAAATCATGTATTGAAAATTAACATGATAGATTTGGAAGATTTCAAATTTATTGATGGTGCAAAACATTTGATTTTGCATGTTGAGACAGAACCAATTGAGGGTTTTGAGGGTTTTGCATTTGACAAGGATAATCCTGAGAAGGGTCATTATGCCGGTCAGATTGGTAGAATCAAAGCAAGCCAGTATGCATTTGCAGATGGTGAAACTAAAACTGGTATTAAAATTCAGAGAGATAGATCTATATTGATCTTCTTACAAAGTCTTTGTAAAACTTTTGGTATTAATGACTGGTTTACTGATCAGGATGGTAAGCATGATACTATTGATGACTTCATTGAAGCATTTAATAAAACTGCTCCTATTAAAGATAAGTATCTTGAATTCTGTGTTGCTGGTAGAGAATATGAAGGTAAAACAGGATATACAAATTATGATATGTGGTTACCAAAAGCAGATAACAGAAAATATGCATTTGGTGAAATAGAGGAGGGAAAAGTTATTACTTTTGATGAATCTAAACACTTGAAAAAATTAGAGACAAAAGAAGTAAAAAGCTTTGGGGATGATGAGTTTACAACTCCACCTAAAACATCTTCTGACTTCAGCCTAGACTAATAGTTATAGGGGGAGTTAGAAATGGCTTCCCCTTAATTTTTAAACTAGGTAGTATGATTTCAACAAAGAATTTAATTAATGATATTGGGCAGGTTCCAAGAGAATGGATCTTTGAATATTATCTGAATCTGAAAGAAAAACTAACAGGTCAGGATGTGAAAATGCTATCTGCATTTAATTCAAAAGACAAGGTTCCCTCTATGTTTGTATATTTTGATGTAAGTTCTGGAAGCTATAAGTTTAAGGATTTTTCATCTGGCTATCAAGGTGATGGTATTGAGATGGTAAAGAATTTATTTAACATGCCTACAGCAGGTCATGCAATAAACAGAATAATTTTAGACTATCAGCAGTTTCTTAAGAACAATGATGTATATATTGCAGAACCTACAATGTTCCATGATAAGTACAAGGTTGTTGATTATGAAATGAGACACTGGAATAACTTTGATCAGACTTATTGGATGGGGTTTAAGATTGGATCTAAAATGCTTGACAGATATAATGTAGTTCCGCTAGCTTTCTTTACTATGAGCAAGACTGAAGCTGATGGTAGCATAACTTCTCATACATTCAAAAGGTCTCATACCTATGGTTATTTTAGGAATGATGGTAGTTTGTATAAGATTTACATGCCTAAGAGTACTCAGAAAAAGTTTATCAAGGTTGAGAATTATATCCAGGGTACAGACCAGTTGCAATATAACTGTAAGTATTTGGTTATCACATCTTCACTTAAAGACTTGATGGCTTTCAATAAACTAGGTATTAGTAATATTGAAGCTATTGCTCCGGACAGTGAGAATACTATGATCGGAGAGAGGGCTATTGGAGAGTTAAAGCTTAAGTATGCTAACATTGTTGTCTTGTTTGACAATGATGAACCCGGTGTTAAAGCTGCTGAGAGATACAAAGAGAAGTATGGATTTAGCTATATATTGCTACCAATGGAAAAGGATCTATCAGATTCAGTAAAAGAACATGGTATAGATAAAGTTAGAGAAGTATTATTTCCACTATTAAAACAAGCATTATGAGCTGGATTTATCAAGGAAGACCTTTTAATGATAGCATGATTCCAGAAGGTGCGGTAGGATTTGTGTATGAGATGGAAGCTATTATTGATGGTAAGTCTGTAAGGTATGTAGGTAAGAAGAACTTTTACTCTACTACAAAAAAGAAGTTTGGTAAAAGAGCTGTTGCTCAGATGACAGATAAGAGAAACAAGAAATATGAGATTGTTTCTAAAGCTAGTTATCAGAACTACTACAGTAGTAATGCAGTTCTTAAAGAAGCTCACAAAGCTGGTGTACCAATCAAAAGGTATATGGT